GAGACTATTCAAGCAAGCCGGTGGGGGTGTTAATCGTGGCTGATGTTTATTCGTTATCGGTAAGAGCCGACACAAGCGACATCCGGCGCGGGCGGAATGATTTAGATCGTTTCGGCAAACAGGCTGGAAGCACTGGCAAAACTGTCTTAAAACTAGGGAAAGGTCTGGCAGTATTTGTTACTGCTTCGGCGGCTGCTGCCACTGCGCTTGGCGTGTTGGCCGTCAGTTCGATTAAAGCGGCTAAGGAAATTGTCGGACTGGCCCGCGTTGCAAATGCCACTGTCCCAGAATTCCAAAAGATGGCCTTCGGAGCCAAGTCAGTTGGCATTGAAACCGGGCAGCTTTCCGACATCCTAAAAGATATGTCAGACCGCGTTGGTGACTTTCTCACTACCGGCGGCGGGGAGATGGCCGACTTTTTTGAGCAAATAGCACCCCAAGTCGGAGTAACGGCAGAACAGTTCAGGAAACTATCAGGGCCGGATGCCCTTCAGCTATATGTGAGCAGCCTAGAAAAAGCAAACTTGTCTCAAAGTGAGATGACCTTTTTCATGGAGGCTATTGCGAACGACTCTACAAGACTGCTACCGCTTCTGAGAAACAACGGCGCAGCCATGGCCGAACAGGCTAAGCAGGCTGAGGCGCTTGGCATTGCACTGTCTGAAGTTGATGCGCAAAACATCATGGATGCAGCAAAACAGATTGATCGTGTCGGTTCAGTATTCGGGGCGTTCTCTGACCAGATCGCCGCAGAAATATCACCGCTAGTCAGCGCGCTGGGGCGTCAATTTTTAGGGCTTGCAGCAGATACCGGCGGCGTTGGTGAAGCGGCGGCGACTTCATTTAACGTTGTTGTGGATGCAATAGCTACAGTAGTAAACGCCCTTGACGCGCTGGACAGGGGGCTATTGCAATCGCAGACAGCCGTTGACCAGTTCGCCCTAGCATTTAGAGTAGGGCTTCTTGAAATTGCGCGAGAGATCGTTGAAATACCAACGGGCGCAGTTAACGAGATGATCAGCCTAATAAATAATATCCCAGGCATTAAAGCAGACGCGCTTGGTATGTCTGATTTTGGCAATGAGATTCAATCTGAAATAGAGGACGCCAAGTCAGAGTTTGAGGCGCTTGGAAACGCTCTTGATGAAGCACTAATCCAGCCGCTTGCCGGTGATGAGCTAAAACGACTAGTGGTTGAAATAAGGGAAGAAGCCGGAAAGTCGGCAGCCGCTGTTAATCAGATCACAGTATCGACCGATGATCTAACAGCTTCAACCAAGGCCGCTGCCGATGCCGCTGATCAAATGGCTAAAGACTACGCCTCTGTCATCAGTGCACTCAACCCCGCGCAAGCAGAGTTCACCCGCTACGCTGACCAGTTGGACATGATTGATTCTTTCAACATTAGCGCAGGTGAGAAAGAGGCGCTAAGAGAAGAGTCATTCCGTCAGCATCAAGAAAGAATGAATGCTATTGCCAGCGAAGGCCAAGGCGCAAAACTTGCCAGCGAAGGCCAAGGCCAAGGCGCAAAACTGCTAGAGCAAGAGCAGGCAGACACCCTTAGTTCCACCGCTAAATTTTTTGGCAATCTTGCATCTATTGCGCAAAAGGAGGCGAAGACCAATTTAAGGCATATAAGGCGCTTGCATCTGCACAGGCCGCAATATCTGCAACTATGGCGATTGTTTCCACACTGGGTGATCCAACTGTACCATCGTTCTTAAAAATACCTTTAGCCGTTAGTATCGGCGCATTAGCCGCAGTACAGGTTGCTCAAATACAAGCCCAGACCTACGACGGAGCCCGCGCAATGGGCGGTTCAGTAACAGGCGGCAACTCGTACATGGTCGGCGAGAACGGGCCGGAGGTTGTCACTATGGGCGGATCAGGCGTGGTTACGCCGTCTAGTGTCAACAACAACGGCGGGGCCACTAACGTCACCCAGGTGTTCCAGCTTGGCGGTGGCGACGGTGACGCTAAACGGCAGATACTTGCAGCAGCACCATTTATAAGGGCTCAGGCTAAACAAGCCGTACTTGAAGCGATCAACCAAGGCGGGGCCATGAGTCGCGCTGTCGGCAGGAGAGGATAATGGCGGTCAAAGACTTCCCGAGCATTACGGCAGACGCTGAATCATGGAGCATTATCTCCAACACTCAGGGATTCACAAGTGATCTAAACGGTGCAACTCAGACGGCGGTACTGCCGGGCGCAAGGTGGAGCGCTTCGTTAACCTTCACCAACCGCACGGGTCGAGAGGCGAGGGCGCTTCAGGGGTTCCTGGCTGGCTTGCAGGGTACGGCGGGGCGGTTCTACCTGACGCCTGTACATTGGACGCCTTTGGGCTCTCCCGCTGGAACGCCTGTGGTTGCAGTTAGTCAGTCACCAAACGCTATCACTCTGCAAACATCCGGGTGGAATGTGAGCGTCACTGACCTGCTCGTCTCCGGGGACTACTTCGAGATCAACGGCGAGCTTAAAAAGATCACGGCTGATGTGTCGTCGAACGCTTCGGGCGAGGCGACATTAGAGTTTGCGCCCCCACTTCGTATCGCCGCTACATTAGGCCAGTCGATACGCTATACTGAGCCGAGGTCTATCATGCAGCTGAAAGGCGACGACCAAGCATCATGGCAAGCATCAGGCCCGCACATTTACGCAGTCACCATGGACGCTTTCGAGGCGCTTGATATATGAGAGACATACCTACTGGCATTGTTACAGCGCTGGAGTCATCAATATTCAGGCCGCTGTTCCTTGTTGAGATTCAGTTCGACACTGTGCTTAGATTCTCAAGCGCTTATGGTGCAATCACGGTTGCCGGCGTGGAGTACCTTGGCGCGGCCAACCTTGGCAACATCACCAGCGCAAAAGAAAACTCAGACCTTGACCCCAACGAACTAAAAATAACCTTGGCAGGTATATCAGACGCCTCGCTTTCAGCGGTAGGAAACAGCAACTATCTGAATCGAGCCGTAGTGGTAAAGGTGGCAATGTTTGACGAAGACGGCGGCGTCATTGATGATACGGCAATGAACTATTTTGTCGGCAAAACAGACGATGTGAAGTTCAATTACGGTAAACAAAGCTCTATCGTTGTAACGGCGCGTGATAGGCTTGCGGACTGGTCGAGGCCAAGGGTTGAAAGGAACATGAATTCAGATCAGCAGGCGACCTATCCGGGCGATAAGGGCTTTGAGTTCGTTGGGCAGATTGCGGATAAGAAGATCATTTGGCCTAAAGGGGAGTTCTTCGAATGAGCTTTTGGAGTGAAATTGGGCAAAATTTTGTAGACGGGTTTACGGATTTGGGCGGGGCTGTTGGGGATTTCTTTACCGATCCATTAGGCGCTCTTGAGGATGCCTTTAACGCTACGTTGGACATACTTACGCTTGGGAGGTTCTCTTATGCCAAAGATAAGTTCAGGGAGTACATACAAGGACTAATACCAGAACAAACATTCCAAGACAGACAGCGCACGGTCAGGGCCGCAACAGAGCCGAAAACGGTCATCTATGGCAGGGCAAGAACAGGCGGCCAAATTGTTTATGTTGAGGACCAAGGCAAAGACAACGTCTTGTTGTGGATGTGCTTTGTCCTGGCTGGCCATGAAGTAGAAGAGATTGAAGCGGTCTACGCTGACGGTGAGGAAGTGGCCACAAGCAACGGGGCGGGCGTTGACGGCTTTATGGATATGACCTCGGGGAACCCGTTTGGTGACAACATATTAGCCTGGTCGGTTCACGGCGCGCGGGCTACGGCTTTTATTCCAAGTGCAATTGTAAACTATGACGACGACAGCTATGACGGAACATTTACACCGCCAAACTGGACGGCTGACCACAAGCTAAAGTTTCAGACCTATGTATGGATAAACCTGATCTTTGATAAAGAAAGCTTCGGGGATTCCGGCCTCCCTAGCTTCACCTTTGACGTCAAAGGTAAGAACGATCTGCTTGACCCCAGGACATCGACATCCGGCTATTCAGACAACCAAGCGCTGGCGATGCTGGACGTTCTCCGCTGGGATCGGATGTTTGACGAAAGCGATTCGGCCATAGACTTGCCCAGTTTTATTAGTGCAGCCAATGCCGCTGATGATCTCGTGGCGTCGGGCGTGGGCACAACTGAAAAGCGCTACACCGTAAACGGCACATTTAAGCTGCAAGCCATCCCCTTAGAGATACTGAAATCAATCGCTTCAGCGGGCGCGGCAACACCCTACTTTGACGTAGCATCGGGCAAGTGGAGCGTGTCACCGGGCGTTTATGAGCCCCCAGTTTTAAGCCTTGACGAATCAGACCTTGTTGGCGGGCTGCCGTTCCAAGTTGGCCCACCCAAGAACAGCCGCAACAACGTAGCAAAGGGTACCTACATAGACGCAGATCAAAACTTTGAGGCCGTCGGCTTTGAAGAGCTTTATATCAGTGAGTATGTGGCTGACGATTTGGAGGTGCTGGAAAACTCCTATGATTTCCCTTGGACGAACTCCGGCACAATGGCGCGCCGTCTCGCTAAAATTGACATTGAGCGTAACCGGTTTGGAATCAGCCTGAAAGCAGTCTGCAAGTTTAAAGCAATCGTGCTTACACCTGGCGACCGCGTATCTCTTTCGATTGCCCGACTTGGATGGAGCCCTAAAATATTCCGGGTTGAGTCTGTCGAGATTTCCTTCGAATCAGGCGTTGCACTTGAGCTTAGAGAAGACGCAGCCGCAATTTACGCATGGGAAGAAGGCGACGCGCTGGCGCTTGATAAGCCGCCCGCCATAAGCATCCCCGGCGGCATGACCATCAGCTCACCTTCCGGTATTACGTTCGCTGAAGAAACGTATCTGTCAGTAGAGGGCGAAGTAAAGGCGCAGCTCACAGTGTCATGGAACGACCAGCCATCAGCCCTCGCTTATGACTTGCAGTTTAGGCTTGACGGTGATTCGCTATGGATCAATGCCGCATCATTCTGGCAAGACAATCAGTTTCCGATTCGGGACATAACAGACGGAACCTATGACGTTCGGGTTAGAGCTATTAGCAGAATCGGCAAGCGCTCAGGCTGGACTTCTGCGACCTATACGGCTGACAGCTTCATAGCCGACCCTGTGCAGGCGCTGCCGGTCATCGAAATCCAGAACACGCCCAAGAATCCAGACACAATCTATAGCACCATTCTCGTTGATGTGACGGCACCTAGTGATCCCGATTACGATTACGCGGTGATCCAATATCAAAAAGATGGAGATCCAGACTGGCAGAGCGCTGGCCCGGTTGATGATAACGGCGATAAGCGGATTATCGTTGAGGCCGATGGAGTAACCTATAACATCAGGGCGGCTTCTGTTTCGGTGATTGGGATTCGCTCAAGCGTTTGGACAAGTGGCGCGATCACAATCACCAATTCCATCAATAAAGAAGATGGGGATGTTGGCGCTCACATTGCCGTTCCGCCTGTACATGGCCTTGAGATATTTGAACAAGGTAATAACGCTGAGTTTACAGGCCGCGAAGCCAAGTTCACATGGCGCAAGACCTCCATCACAGACTGGCAGGAGCTAGGCGGAGAGGGCTTTTTAGGCGCTGGCAGCGGCAACCTTGATCAATACTTTAAGGACTATCAGCTAGAGGTCTGGGTCAGTAATGAGATAGTACGGACAGAGTTTGTGGTGGATGCGTCCTACGTTTACACCTTTGAGAAAAACGCAGAAGATTATAAGCGTGTGCTTGGCGTAGTGGGCGCATGGCGTGAGTTTGAGGTTAGAGTTTATTGCCGGTCACGAATGAACGGGATCAGCGATCGGCCTGCAAAGCTTGACGTATCCAACACCGCCCCCGAACCCTTAGCCGCACTCTCAGTAGTGCCAGGCTTCAGCGTGATCGAGATCAGCTATCTGCGCCCCGATGATCTGGATTTTGCAGGCGTTGATATTTGGGTTAGCCAAACGCAAGGCTTTGACCCT